AAAGCACAGTTTTAATCACTAACGAAGAATTGCCTGAAGAAATATGGATTGGCGATAAAGCAAAAATTAATGGTGAAACATATACTATTACAGGTGTACCTATTTCAGATAGAAATACATTTGTAGTAGACAAAACTGATAAAATAAATGTAGGTCAAATTGTTAATTTTTACAAAGCTTAAGCATTCACATAAATAATGTGGGTGCTATTTTTATGCCCTTTTTCCGAGTTGCAGGGCTAAAAGAACAAGAGATTGTATAATTCAAAATATCCAAAGTGATGAGGAATTTAACGCTAAGCTTAAAGAATATTATGATAGAGCAATCTTGAACATAAATCGTACTATTGAATCTGAATTATCTAGGTTAGCTATAAAAGAGAATATAGATATTAATGAACTTAAACAGAGGGTAAAAGACCTTGACGTTCAAGAATATAGTATTGAGGCTAAACGAATTGTTGAAGAAGCTGATAAGTTAAGAAAACATGGTCGTAATGTAACTTATGAAGATTTTAGCAAAAAGGTTAACGAAAGATTAAGCCTGTACAATGCGACAATGCGAATTAATCGGAAAGAATTATTGAAATCTTTAATAGGTTTAAATCTAATTGAACTTGGTGCAAATGTTGATGCAAGCTTGAGACAGAAACTAACTAATGATTATACGAATGAGATCACTCGACAAGCTGGTATCTTAGGCGAATTTAAACATCCGATCTGGACAGGTAAGGAAGTTGCCAAAATCGTCATGGCTTAATTTCAGTAAGCGTATTTGGGCTAATCAGGATGCACTAAAAGCTCGTTTAGATGCATCACTTAGCGCAGCACTTATTCAAGGTCAAAATCCTAGAAAAATGGCTCAACAATTACGGGATTTAGTCTCTAAAGAGGTTACTAATGCTAGATACGCAACAGAACGAATTGCCAGGACCGAGAGCGCCAGGGTTCAAACTCAAGTGCAGCTCAAATCTTTCAGACTATGGATATAAGTTTTGCAAGTGGCATGCAGAGCCTAGTGCTTGTAGGATTTGCAAAGAAATCGCTGAGAATGATAGTGGTTATGGAGTAGGTGTTTACCGTGCAGATGAAGTTCCTAGACTACCTGCTCATCCTAACTGTCGGTGTGCACTGTCTGCGTATTGGAAAGATGAAAAGAAAACAATTGTCAAAGGGGAATCCGGGGCGATTTTAGAAAGAAATAAACATATTGATGATTTCATTCCAGAATTTAAGGAAGAAGAGATTGCTAAGGCCTTATATTTAGAATTCGCTCAAAGGAATCGCAAAGATAGCGTTAATAAAATTAGTAAAGCTTCTGCAATGTCAGTAAAGGATGCTAGTGAAGTTTATGCTCATATTTTTGAAGATAAACATTTAACGGTTGATAAAAACGGTAACTTAGTGCAGGCGTACTTTGACCCTAATTATGAGATGTCTCAGTCGTTTAGCAGAATTTTTAATGGTACCGGGATAACTAAAGATGATATAATTATGTTGAAACATGAGTTATACGAACGGAAGCTTATGAAATCTAACCCTAAAATGACATATTATGAGGCTCACGAATTGTCAAAAGAAAAGTATGACTATAAAGGTGGTGATGGCTAATGATGTTTGAAATGATTTTGCTTGATAATAATGATAAATCTGTAACATATGAAGTTAGGAATCATGATAAAAATATAAAAATAGATAATATCACAGTTAATAAACACGATAAAAGCTATGTACTTGAATCAGGAAAAAAGATTGATAATCAATTTGTTAGCTCCACTTACAGGGTGATTTTGAAATGTTTGGAGGATGGAAAATATCCCAAGTCATATGCAAATGGCTGGGGATAGATAAGGCAGATTAATAATTTTAAGACGACTATTGCTAGCCGTCTTTTTTTATGCCCTTTTTCCGAGTTGCAGGGCCAAACGAACAACCGAGTAGCCTCCCAAGGCTTTAATTAAATGCGAGAAAGGAGTTTTCGTAATGGATAACGAAAATCAAGATGTAGAAGTTGAAAAGACTAATGAAGAAGCGGAAAACGACCAAGACAACGCCGGCAAAGTCGAGGAAGATAAAGCTGCTAAAACAGTCGAAAAACTTCAAAAACGTTTAGGTAAATTAACTGGTGATAAGCACGACTTAGAAGAAGAGTTAGCAAATACCAAAGCTGAGCTTGAAGCTTACAAATCGGGTAAAAAGACTGTGAAAAAGTTATCTGAAGAAGATAAGGTTAAGCAAGCACAAGACGCTAAGGATAAAGAGCTTAAGAGTTTGCGTGCCGAACTAGCTAGAACTAAGGCGTTAAGCGAAACAAGCGAGGTTCTAAAAGAACAAGGCTTAAATGTTTCTGCTGACGTCTTGAATATGATAGTAAGTTCAGATAATGAAAAGACTTATTCTAACGTTAAGGTGCTAGTCTCGTTTGGTGAGCAGGTTGCTAACCAAATTCGTTCCGAGTTGCTAACAGGCAAAACACCTAAACGGCAAACTAAACAAAATGCGCTAGGACTTAAACGATAATAGGAGGGAAATATTATGGCTACATTTAACTATGTAACAAAAGACAATATGGGCGCGACTCTTGATCACAAAATCAATCAAGGCTTAGTTACTAACGTTTTAGGAACACCAGATGTTGCGTTAATGAACGGTGGTAAGTCATTTACTTTACGTGATATTGCAGTATCCGGTTTTAAACCACATACACGTGGCAAGGTTGGAATGCCGGTGAAATTACAGACAGCAAGACGGTTTACACAATGACCCAAGATCGTGACATCGAGTTTTCTGTTGACCGTCAAGACGTTGATGAAACTAACCAAGAGCTTTCTATGGCTAACGTTTCACGTGTCTTTATTGAAGATAAGATTCAACCCGAAATTGATAGCTACCGCTTTGCTGTGATGGCTCAAGCAGCTAATGCACAATGTAATAATGATAAGACAAACTTAACTGTTTCCAATGTCTACTCCAAGCTTAAAGCTGCAATCTTGCCACTTCGTAAATACGTGACAGCCAATATTGTTGGTTTTGTATCTTCTGCAACACTGGATTTACTAGAACGTTCAACAGAATTTACTCGCAACATTACTAATCAAAACGTTGGCCAAACTTCAAAGGAAGAAAGGGGCGGACTTTAATGGTACAATATTTTAGTGTGAAAGTTATTCTCGAGGCTGTAGATCAAAGCTTCAGCTCAACTATAGAAAGAGCTGGGCAATCCGTTCAAAACTTTGGTTCAAGTACAGCAAAACGCTTAGCCGGTGTGGGTAAAGCTATGACAGTCGCTGGGGCTGCAATTACGGCAATGGGGATTAAATCAGTTAAGAGTTTTGGTAATTTCCAACAGTCACTTAATCAAGCAGCTGTTATTGCAGGTGGTACGTCTAAAGACATTAGTGGTTTAGCTGATGTGGCCAACCGTATGGGCGCAGAGTTACCTTTATCTGCATAAGATGCAGCCACCGCCATGGTCGCGATGGCTCGTGATGGTGCTTCAATTGGAACAATTAAGAAGGAATTCCCAGCGATTGCTCAAGCGTCAACGATGGCCGGAGCAGACTTATAAACGACTGCTAGTGTGGTTCAACAAGCGATGAACATTTGGGGGAAGTCTCTGAAATTTCCACAACAAGCGGCAGGAATCTTAATTCAAGTCGCTAATTCTATAAATGGTGTGATAATGGCATCAAAAATAATTTGTTAGACAAAGCAGAGCACAACTGGAGCTTAGAAGGTTATACTCGTACTGTAATCCGTACTACCGACTATGTCTAGTCATCCGGCATCAAGGCCAACTTGTGCCCCTATTCAAGGAAAGATAGTCAATATTGTCCCAAGAGAAAGCCCAGATGCGATCCTGAATATCCCAGCATTTATGGTTATGGTAAACCAAGTGGATGATTTGGAATAAATTGCGAATACAAATTATATCCGTATATCAAAGGTGTGTCGCATAATTTCCAAAAGCAATACGATCCTAAAGAAGCGATTGAAAAGCAAAAGATTCAGCAAAAACAACGGTACTACGAGCGCAATATCAGACGTCTAAAGTACGACTTGGATTTTGCCAGACGCCAAAATGACGTAGCAAGCGAGAGAAAGTTCAATCAAGCCATTAGAGGGTATCAAGCTAAATTACGTAATCTAGTGAAGAATAACGACTTCTTGACACGGCAGTACGATCGTGAACAAATAGTTAATGCGGGTAGAATTGTTAAAGGTGAACACGGAGCAATCAACGAGCGAGCCAAATCATTTACTAAGTTTGTTCCAGAGCTAAAAGGTGATGAGAAAGCTAAAAAGCTCTACATTCAGTTTGCACAGCGTTCTCCAGAAAAGTGTTCTGAAAAAATAGCTAAGATAGATGGATTTACAAAAGAAGACGGATTAGAGAGATATAATCATATCTTTGCTGATAAGCGTCTAACTGTAGATAAATATACTGAAGAATTAATTCAAGCAAAATTTGACCCGGATTCTACTATGGCACAATCTTTCCAAAGAATATTCAATGGACAAAAGTTACTCCCAGAGGATATAATTTCATTGAAACATGAACGACATGAACGGAAGCTTATGAAAGATGATCCAACTTTGACCTATGGAGAGGCTCACAATAGAACTAATAAACTATACAATTACAAAAGGTTTATCAGAAAGGGATGATTTTTTATGATGGTCGAAATGTACTTGGTTTCCAATAATGACGATACCGTAACTTATCGCATGTATAACACTGACGCTAAAGAAAACATAGGAAATATGACCGTGAACAAAGAAAATAAGAAATACGCCCTAGATTACGCTGATGAAATGACAACGCATTTTGAAACAGCAACGTATAGATTCATTGTTGGAGCTATTGAGCGTGGCATTTACCCAGAATACGCTTATGATGGTTGGGGCTAAAAAATAACTGAAAAATAATAAGCAAGGCATTGAGAAATCGGTGCTTTTTTGTTATATGAAGCTAGTTGAAAAACTTGAACGGAACATCAACGAGCAGAAGCTTCAATTATTGGCGATGATTTGATAATGTTCTCTTCTAAATCAGGCAGAGCAGCAATTTACGAAGAATTAATATATGCCAAGCAGAAGCGAGCTTATGGTGAGCCTAAAGATAATGCAGAAATTTGTAATCGAGAAATTGAAGCAGGAAATATTTTGCTTGAAAATTCTGATAAGTGGAAACTTACAGAACAAGAGATAGAAAACACAAGATTGCTCATTAATAAATATACAAAAGACTTAGAAGATTTGAAGGATGGCGAATGAAAGCTTTGGATGTTTATTACTTAGATTTTAAAGACACAACTTGCATCACTGTTCCTAGTCTCAAGTTTAGAGTTGGACAGAAAATTAGTGATGATCAAGGTAATATTTTTGAAATAAAGGGTTTATCAACATTTAGTGGCTTAACAGCTAGAAGAGATGTTTTAAATCTTATTGTTCAAGGAAAATTCGAAGGAAATACAGTAACTTTACTTTAGCATCGAGAAATTGGTGCTTTTTTATTACAAGAAAGGATGATAAAAATGGTAACCAGATAGAATATATCGATAAAGCGGAAGGATATGCATACGATGGTTGGAAAGTTTTTGTTAGCAAAATTACAGGGATTGTAATTACTATTGAATCATCCAAAAGAAAGAAGATAAAAAATGAGTCAAAAGTTGGATAATATGGAAATCGGATACTTATATTTTGATGCTAAGGATTATTTATTTATTCATAAAAAGTTTCCTGAATTATATAATTTGTTTGAACAATATGTAGATAGGCGATCAAATGAAATAAGATTGGCTGTTACTGATAAAAGTTGTGATTATCTTGATAATAAAGTTTTGCTGGTCATTACAGAAAGTGCTGCTTATACACCTGATGGTAATCCAACTGATGATGCAGTTAAGTTAGAAACGATTTGGGATAAAGCTTAAACATCGGGAAACCGGTGTTTTTTTGTTACAAAAAAACTTTAATATTTGACCTAAGCAAGTCGTAAAAAGGCTTATTTTTTATGCGATCAAATCAGCGTGGGGCGTTCCACGTAAAATAAATACGTTAGGAGGCATCGCAGAATGCAACGAGAATTTTTACAGAACTTAGGACTTAGCGATGAGCAAGTTCAAGCTGTTTTGACTCAACATGGCAAGTCGACAAATGAAATCAAGGGAAAACTTGCACAAGCAGAAGAACAGGTAGCAGATTTGCAAAATCAAATCGGTGATCGTGACAAACAACTGAAGAAACTTGAGAAGACTGTTGGTGATAATTAAGAGTTAGCTCAAGAAATTGATAAGTTGCGAAAAGAAAATGAGCAAACTGCCAAAGATTATCAAAGTAAGATCACGAAGCAAGCTAAAGATTTTGCAATCACTAATGCTTTGAAAGATGCAGGGGCTAAAAATACCAAAGCGGTTCTTGCTCTGTTGGATTTAGACAAGGTATCTGTTGATGAAGATGGTCAGCTATTCGGAATTGCCGAACAGTTAGAAGAACTTCAAAAGACGGATGCCTATTTGTTTACACCAAAGCAAATAAAACTAGAGAAAAAGGGCCCTGTCAACCTGTTTGCTGGTGGTAATCCTAGTTCTAACGTGGCTAAGGATCCCAAGAATATGTCATTAGACGAACAGACTGATCTATATCGAAAAGATCCTTCTCAATGGCAAAGTGGCTCAGTATCAGAAAATGCACAAAGATATTCATGGTTATACCAAGGATATGTGTGTGAGAATACCCAGGTAGGTCCTGACAGCAGCTGACCAGTTTGGCAACTGCACCAGCACCAGAGCAGCCCCCCGTTTTTCGGGGGTATTTTTTTGTGCAAAAAATAAAGGCTCTGCATTTTGACAGAGTCTTGTATTCATAATGGTGCATAAAAATTCTTAAGAAAAATCCATCCCCGAGGTTACGGACAACAACAGGACAACACTTTAAACAATCCTAGATAATCATAAAAAAATAAAACACCGACTTAACGGTGTTTTAAAATCATAAATCATTATAAAATGTTACAAGAAAGCCACTTACCGGCTTGATATATGTTGATATATCAACGTTTATAAGGGTAAATGTCACCAAAGTGTCACCAAGGTTCAAAATTTGATGCTATTCTGCTATCCGATGGCTTGTCTCGATCCCAACATTATTCAGGATATTTTCGATGTCGTCATCCGCTTTTTGTCTCAGTTCATCAATCAAGTATGCATATCTGCGAGTAGTGGTTGTCAAATCAGAATGGCCTAGTCTCTTGCTGATGGCGTATATATCCACACCTTTGTATAAGAGCAGGGCAACGTGGCTATGTCTAAGAGCATGGAAGTGATAGCTTGGCTTATTTATGCCTAACTGCCGCAAAGACTTCCGAAGCGTTTTGTTGCACCCTGACGATGTAGGTATAGTTCCAGAAGCATTACAGAATACCATTCCGGAGTGATTGGATTTTAGCTGAGCAATGATATCAAGCAGCTTGCTGTTAACCCTGATGATTCTGGTTGATGATTCAGTCTTGGTTGGGATATACTTCTTCAACACAAAGTCCCAAGCCTTATTGATGTCAATCGTCTTCCAGTTGAAATTGATATCGTCCCATGTCAGCGCTGCTATTTCCTGTAACCTCATTCCGGTCATGATAGCTGTATAAATCATATAGTAGCTGGTATATCTTGGGTCTAATTTACTTTCAAGGTATGCAGCCAACTTGTTTATTTCATCAACATTAAGATAATCGACTTTGTGTTCTCTGTCAGAATTCCAGACCAGTTCAACGTTCTGTGTAAAATCCTTAGTGATCAGGTCGTCAAGAATAGCGGACTTGACACACGATCTGATGATGGAGTTGGTCTTCTTGACAGATTCAGGGGCGTGGTAAGCTCCGTACTCATTGATAAACCTCTGGTAATCTCTGCGTGTAATTTCATCAATTTTCCTAGAACCATAAAACTCGGCGAGTTTAGATTGAATTACCCTATATTTACCGGCCGTGATGTAAGATATTTTGTTTTCTTTGTATGTTCGGAACCATTCGTCAAAATACTGCGCGAACGATACAGATTTATCGGTGATTGTCGAATCGTCTTTTTTTATCTCCATGGATCTGGCCCATCGGCTAGCTTCAGCTTTCGTGGAAAATCCAGCTTTAGATTTGAATCGTCTTGTTCCAGTGGAATCATACCAAGACACACGAACTCTCCATTTATCGTTTAATTTAGTTATAGATGCCATGATAATTCCTCCTTCATAAATAAAAACTTATGTTCCCTTAGACGTATTTTTAAACCCGTCAAAATCGACGGGTTTAATACTAGATTTGCAAGAGGTTAACCTTATCAAATGAATCGACTAATGTATTATTATTGGCAAAAAGATACTCTTCTGATTTA